ACGTAAGCGTTCTTCTTGCTGAGCAAAGGGGTCTTTGAGCGTCTCATAAACATCACCAAAATACTCTTGGCCTCGTTTTTCTATATCAAAATTAGCTAACTGTTGAAACAAGCCTCCTGCACCGCCTAAGGCAGACCCTAGGATGTTTTGATACGCAGGTGCCAGAGCAACGCCATATTCGCCTGCCTGAGGGTCTAAAGCGGCTGTGCCTGATGTTGTACCAACCGTAACACCTCTAAACCTTACATCGTCTGCAAGTTCAGCGGCTTTCTTAATTGCCTCTCTTGCCGATCCTTCACCGTAGTCCCCAAAGAGACCTCCGCCGAACAATTGACCACCTAAGGCCGCCCCTAACTGAGGATAACCAAAGTTAGATCCAATGGCTCCTCCAATGATACTACCAAGTGCCATTCTATTGCTCCCTTACTTTTTAATAATGTAGTTCAGCACTAACGTAGGCTGAACATTGTTGTGTGCGGATGATGCGTCTGCGGCGTCTATAGTGTCTATTGTAATACCTGTTGTTTTGGTATTGGTGTTGACTGATCTGTTTGCCGCTGAATATGGATTTAATTGACCAAGTGTTGATCCGGAGTCTGTACCTGATGTAAATGTTGATGTGTGGAAGTGACCGGGGTCAGTTAATGTATGTTGGTGGCCTGCTTCGCCAGACTCAGCACCTGTCAACAAGTGAGTATTTTCACCACCGGCAGAACCAAGAACTGCCCCATCAAATGCAAATGTCAGTGCAGTATCGTCGGTAATAGTTACTGCGGATGATAAAATAATATCTGTCTGGCTATTAATCTTGACTACAGTAACTTCACCAGAGATGCCTGTACCTGTCACCTTCATACCAAGTACGATCGTACCGTCATTTTCATCGACAAGAATGTTTGTTGTACTTGTAAATGAACCATTGGAATCTGCGGTAGCTGTGGTAGCTCCGTTGTCACCTGTTAGACGAGAGGCCGCAGAGCCTCCCATGTCGTCAACACCGGCAATGGTACGACCACGGAGATCAGGGAGGTTAAAGGTAGTTGAGCCATCACCAGTACCATAAGTGGTTGCAATGGCTGTAAACAGTGCCGCATTGTCAGTACGACTGACTGCCTGACCATAACATAAGAACCATCCTGTGGGTGCCGTAGACCCTGCAAAGGGTGCAAGCATTCCTGATGGAATTGTCACCAAAGCACCTACAGCATCCTGTACAAACGCTGTGGTTGCTAGCTGTGTTGTATCAGTTCCTGAGGTTGCCGTAGGAGCCGCAGGGGTTCCTGTGAATGTCGGAGAAGCAATGTCAGCTTTACTATTGACTGCTGTCTCAATTGCTACAAACTCAGCATTGATTTCTGCACCTTTGATAATCTTATTGGCGTTTCCACTGGCAAGATTATCTTTAGTTGCAAAATTGGTTAGTTGCGTATAGTTACTCATTAAAGAATCCTACCTTGTTTTACGTATACATCCAATTTTTGAATTGATATTTCTGCACCATCAAGGTTAGCTTCAAACCCAACCTGAAGGATACTGCCTGATCCTGAACCCGGAAGTCTTACAATATCTGAAATAGTTCCACTTGTGTACTCTGCAGGAGTCGGGTCATCTGGTGTTGTTGCTCCATTTGCCCCAAACTCAGCAATTCCATATTCTGCAATAGCTAAGTCTTCCAACACTGCAGGGTATGATGTATAGTCATCAGAGTAATCAAAAGCAGATTTAAAAATAAATGACTCACCAACGCCACCAATAACAGTTGTAGCAATTCGCTTTAGAATTTTAGTTGTGGATGCATTACCAAAGTCAAAGTAGTTGGTAAAATATTGAAATGTGTATCTTTCAGAATTGTCAGAGTAACCAAAATACTCCGCAAGACCATCTTCCTGCGTAAAGTAAACAGCGTTTGCTAGTGACAACATATTGGTTTGATTCTGAGTGTCCCATACGGTTACCCTTAAGGAGCCGTCTTGCAATGGAGTGCGAGTATCAAAACAATACACTTGCGTTGTGCTTGGGAATAACAACAAATAGAATGCATTGTCTTCAGAGTATACTGATTTAATGTCATCTAACGTTTCATCGGCTGTTAAAGCGACAACGTCATCTCTAACGTTTTTAGACAGATCACGCATTGGTAGTGACTTTTCTTGAATGACACGCCCAAGACTTCTTAAGCCATCTTCAGACAAGAAGAAGATATCAACACCTGTGTTTTGAATACTGTCACGAGCAACACAGCCAACACGACGGATAACTTCAACAAGCCGTAGTGTTGCAGGATCAAACGATGCATCATTAGAACCGTCAGCAAAAACTACAATGTTACGCTTACAGAATACAATGAATTGTCCGTTCTGAGCACCAAAGCCTACAATCTCATCAGTACCGTCAACAAGGATAGCTGAGAGATCAATACTACCTGCAGATCCTGTGTTCCAGTCTGCGCCATTTAACAGGTCAGACCAATAAACAGTCATCTTGTTGTAGTAAGAGCTGTCACTTGCATCTTGAATGTCTGCAGTCCATAAGCGACCGTAAGCAGACAGTACTGTGTGACCCGGTGGTGCCTGAGTAGTCCCGTTGATGCTACGGCCTGTATAGGAGGTTTCGTCTTCTACGTCAGTAATTGTACCTGCAACAGGATCATAGACCATTGGCTTGTAGCCACGTTGGAAGTAGTACGCTTTATCGTTCAGCGTCACACACTGCCAGTTGCCTTCAGTAAACGTATTGTCCGATGTAGGTGTAATCTCAGTAAGAGTTGTGGTTCCTTTGTAGAACTTCGTCGCAGACCACGATAGGATCGTTTCAGTGCCTTCAATATCAATAAACCGATGAGCACCTAACAGATTAACGTCTGATCCGCCTGTAGACGTTACATAACGCCAACCCTTACGAGCACCTAAGCGTCCGTACTTGTCAATAATACAGTTGTTAGCTGTCAGTGCAAAACCACTCTCAAGCGTAATACCGGACTCTTGAGTGTTTAGACCAAAGAATCCCGGTGCGGCAATACTGAGAGCTTGTAACGGTTTAGCCATTTATACTGTCCACTCTAGTTCTTCAGTGTGCCGTTGTGAGTCTTGAGCAATAGCATCATTGAGCACACGTTGGGCTGTTGCGTAAGCTGATGTACTAGCGACTCCACCATCTTCTCCTCGCTCTTCAACTGCTTTGGCATAAGCTAACAATTGCACAGGTAGCGAGGGTACGGTGAGTTTGTCTGTCCCTGCAGATAAATCCGCAGTTCGTTGAATGATGTTAAAGTACACCGTATAGATAGTGTCAGGTTTAGGATAAAGATCAACCATTGTGTCACCATCAGCAGAAACACCATTAAAGTTATAGTATCTTGGGCTTCCGCTAGCAGGGGTTTGATTCAAGTAAAACTGGTTGAAGTCGTGTTGAGTACGGTACTCCATAAAGAAGTTCCCGTTATCATTAACGACATCCATGACACTAAAGTTATTCCCTGTTCCGTTGAGTTCATAGTTAAACACACCAGAAGTTGTCGTTAGTGTCAATGTTTGACGGAGAGCAGACCAGTTCCAAGTGTTTTCTACTTCGCTTTTGGCATCATTAACTAAAACACCAATAAGAGTCGAATACGTCGTTTCGTCCACAGTAGCAACTGTACGCTCTCTTAAGCGTTTAAGAACATTATTGACAAGTTCTAAATATGTCATGAGAATACCTTAGTGTCTATATGCACAATTATAGCATACTTTTAGTTAAATGTCAAGTCTACCATTTTTTACAAGACCAATAGCGAGCCGTTAGTTTGCTTGGGGGATTCGTGTCGCACTTATGTCTGGCTCTAAATGACTTCCTACGTGCAGGCTGAGACTTCTTAATTGTCATGTTAGGGTCACCAAAGCGGATGGTCTTTGTCTTATCACCTTCTTTAGCAACCACTACGAACTTCTTAGATCCGCCCGGAGTGCGCTTAGGTTTGTTGTAGCCGCTTACACCTGCTCTGGCTAACTTAGGGTCTTTTGACTTTGGCACATTAGCCTCCTTGGATAATGTCGTTGGATTCAATAACTGATATAAGCATTGTGACATCATCGTTACTAGCACAACGTCCAATAATCTTGTCACCTCCTGCCATCATAATAAATGCATTAGGCTCCCCACCAACTTTAAAAAAGTCGTTAGCCGAAAGAGATTTGCCATCAAGTATTGCTAGTGTTGCAGTTTCTGACGCATCATAGTAGTCCACATCAAAACTTGTTGTAGATCCTGCTGTGTCAGTAGCGTAGATCAGTACCCACTCAGCTTTCTTACCCGCAGGTACTGTGTACAACGTAGTGTCTGTTGTTTGTAAAGAAGCACCAAAGGATTTCTTAATACTCATTTCTTTTTCTTCCAGTTAACACGCTTAGATGACTTCTTCTTAGCCATAGCTGTCTTAGAACCTGCGTCCTTACAAGCGGCTTTAGTGGGCCTACAGGCAGGGTAGCTCTTACGTTTGTCTTTGCTACCAGAGCGTCCACAAGGCTTCCCTGTCTTACAGTCTACCCAACCCTTACCGTTGTTCTGACTGAACCACTTCTTGAGGGAAGCACCTGCTTTACTTTTTCTTACGGCCACTCTTGTTCCCCCAGTTCTTAGCGCCTACCTTTCGGCACTTGGCTACAGCCCCTGAAGCATACGCTGAAGGCCAAACCTTATAGCGGCTCTTGACCTTCTTAGCGCAAGCGTCTAGCTTTTTCTTTGCCTTAGGCATTACTTACGCTTTCCCATGCACTTCTTAGCGGCTTTACACTTAGCCTTTGACTTACAACCTGCACAAGTCTTGAATTGCTTAGGTGCTGATTTAGTTTTACCATACGCCATGATTATTTCTTCCCTATTGTTTCCATTAAACCCTTACCTGCTTTGACACCAAAGCTAGCAAGAACGATTACCATGAGAATCTCATGATACCAAGTCGGTAGTGTTGCCAATGCATTGAACCCTGCTTGTATATGATCTACCATGCTTGGTATAAAGCACAAGATCAAAGGTATGCTGAACACCCCCGTTAACCACTCGTCCTTCCACGAGTTCTTTGATGCCTCTGCCATGATGCGCTCCCAGTCCGCTGTAGACTGTGCCGCTGTTTTCAGTGCGGTGGCTTTGGCTTCTGCGGTGGCCTTGGTTGATTCCGCCTTGGCACTGACCCATGTACCTGCCAAGTTCGTGATAGCTGTGACTAATCCAATCATGTGGCATTACCTGTTACGTCCGTCTGCACACACACTGCTTCATAGTTAATCTTAGGCTGT